GGAGAACCCCGTACACGACGCGCCGACCACCTGTTACCAAGAGTGGATGGCGTGGGAGCGCGATTGCTGGAAGTGCGGAGCAACCTTCAAGCTCCGCGCCGGAGATCCACCCTACGTGGTCTGTCGCGACTGTCAGGGCTAGCCCGTAGTGGTTGGCGAGAGAGGAGGCAAATGCGGAGCTTCTAGCGTTCTAAGCCGTAGTTGCGAGTCGGGCCGTTCATGCGGCCCGATTCGGAGCTGTATCGGCTTCCCAGAAACCCCGGAAGGGAGGATCATGTCCACCATGACCACCGAAATTCAGGACAAAGCTCGCGAGGCTTACGACTGGTTCGAGATCGCCAAGCGCGACGAAGCTGATCCCGAAAGCTCGTTCGTCCGTCTCAAGGACGGAGCCCCGGAATGGATCACGCAGCTTGTCTACGACGCACACGGCGACTTTCTGCCCGATGACTGGCGCTACGACAAGATCCAGGATGCGCTGGAGTTCATCATGGACGTGGAATACCCCGACGACGGAAGCAGCGAGTTCGCCGATGGTGCGGTCGACATCTACACCGCCGATCGGATCAAGTGGCTCGGGTCGAACCTGAACCGCGCGAGCTACTGCGACGAAGCGGCTCGCGATTACGGCCACGGCATCGACATCGTGTCCATGATCGGATGGGGTCAGTGCATGGAGGCTGAAGAGATCTACGCGAGTGTCCTAAACAGCCTCACGAAGCAGACCGAGGACTAGCCCTGCGGGTTGCGCCCTTCCTAGGGCGCTCCCCGGAGTGCTACCGCACTTCACCCCGCACCGGAAAGACAAGGAGGAAAGCTATGCGTTACTACGCCGTGCGCGCCCTTTGGGCGTGCGCTGACACTCTCGACATCGTGCGCGACGGGCTTATCGTCCTCGCGTCGAAAGTCGTGCCGCGATGAGCGGAAAGGGAGCACGCCTGCGGCGGCTCGAGGAGCGGCGTGGACAGTTCCGCAAGGGGCTGTCCGTGAAGGCGTTTGCCCGCGAGATCCGCCAGCACGAGATCGATTCCGCCGAGTACGGCGATGGCTCGTTCGGCCTTACGCTAAACCGTCAGACGGCGGCGCGGAACGATGGCACGGGGCGGTGGCATCGCGTCCCGTCCTAGTCCGTAGTGGTGTTGCCCGTGTCTGCGAGCTTCGCAGCGAGCAGCTTCGCCCGTGCGTCCTCATCAGGTAGTCCGCGCTCGAGAACGAGCGCCACAAGCTGAAGGAGGGACATCCCTTTCCCGCGTCCGTGGACGATCGCGCAAGCCTTCTGGAGGGCCGGCCGTACCTCGCTAGCTTTCAGCGTCTCGGGACAGCTCATGCTCAAGTCGGCTGATGTATTCGGCCAACTCCTCATCAGAAAGGGCGCTACGGTCGCGCAGGAGCTTCGTAGCGGCCTCGGAAGCATCGTCAGGCTTCTGGGCCTGGATGCGCTGCAAGGCCGCAGAACCGGCGCTAAGCGCCTTTACAAGCATGTCCGGGTCGTGGACAGGTACGTCTACCGTGTCCTTCGCGCCGCAGGCCGAGCACTGATACCGAACCGTCTTCTTGCCGCCTGAGTCGACCAGCTCCTCAATCTGAGCGGCGATCTTCGGGAGGGCGCGCTCAAGGACGGTTCCCGCCTGCTCTATCGGATCAGGTAGCAGCTCGTCGGTCATCTTCCAGTCGTCTCCGACGACGCAGGTAGCAAAGTGAAGGGAATCATGCTCCGAATCTCTCGTCATAGAAGAAACGCTCGCCATACGCAGCGCACCACCACCATCCGGCGTTCCCGATGATGCGGAGATAGCGGTCGTCAAGTCCACACCACGGACACACGCCGTTAGCGGCGCGGCGAATCATCTTGCGCTCACGCCATGAGCGGTCAAACGCCAAGGATGAACCTGAACGAGAACGCGCAGACCATCATCGCGCCCTGTACATGTCCGAACGGAAGCCCGAAGCGCCAGTGGATCGCCACCCCGATCACGAAGAAGAAGATCGCATCGGAGAGCATCTTCCGATGCAGCTCTGCGCGGTCGACTGTTCCAGAGAGAGTGCGTAGCGGCGTCAGGTTCAGCGCGCCGACAACCTCAGGGAGCAGGAAGAGTACGAAGACCCAAACACCCCAGTAGGCGAACGACCAGAGAATCTGGTCGTGGCTTGTGGGGATGATCCGCTGGACGGCGGGGGGAATGCTCATGCATCCCCCCAGTACCAATCGCACCAAAGATCGGGGTAAAGATCCGCGATGGAGACATCGCTACCAATCACCAACCTATGAGGCGGCCGAGGCGCAATAGTTGTCGAACATGCATGACCCGCCGCCTTGATCTCGTCATAGGTATTGGCAGTTCGAACGAGCCAGTCTCCAATGCGGAGCGTGCTTCGTGGGTGCAACCCCTCGCCCTCTTGGACGGCACAAACCGGCAACCACCCGGAGCGCCACTCAGGCGGAAGCAATGTGAGATCAATCACGCTCCCGCCGGCTTTCTCGTCTTCGTGCGCGCCTTTGCGCGCGTCTTCTCTTGGCCGAGTTCGACCACAAAGAGCTTGCCGGCATAGCGAGCGTCTGAAGCCCTCTCGCGCCAGGGAGAGTTTCCCGTGCGTTTGTGGAAGACGATTACCTCGTCGCAGCAGCGCAGAAGCTCCAGGTCGCGCCATGTGCGGCGAAAGTCGTAACCGTGCTCCTCGTGCCTGCTGCGCCACTCGTCGTTGAGCGGCAAAACCACCGGATCCATGTCGAGGGAGAGCATCAGGTCGCGTGTCATGCGGTCGCTCTTCGACTCGAAGCAGACCCATACCGCGTCGGAGCGCTGCGCCTTGCCGCGTTCGAGCGTGCTCTTCACCTGATCGCGATGGACGGCGAGATCGCCGGAACAGACGACGCCGATGACCTTATTCGAGGGGGACGCCCCCGGCGTGCGAGGGCGTGAACTCAAGCCCCCTCGAACATACGGCCCTGCGACGTACAACTCTACGGGCTGTGAGAGTCCTCGAAGCGTGGTTCTCGTTCCTACGTCGGTCACGATGCGACCTCCAGCGGATGCGACCTAGACTCGATCCAGCCCTGGAGCTGATGGCCGATCGACTCGGCGTAAGCGGGCGGAATCGCCTCGGAAAGCGTGTCCGCGGTGAGCCACGGAATGCCCATCGCCTCACGGCGCTCTGCGCTCGTCCCGGAGCCGTTCCGGCTCGCCCGGCCGGCGTGTCCGGCAACCGAGATCGTCGGACGTTCGTCGTGGGTGCAGATGCGGCCCCGGAGCGGCCAGTTCGCCTCAAACGCGCGGTGGCGGCGAAGCTGGTACTCATCGGTGCCGAGTTCGAACGATGAGCCGCAAAGCGTTACAGGGTCGCGAAGCGGCGCCTCCGGGACGTTCTCGATTACGTAGGGGATGCCGAGATTGCCGAGCTTCTGGAGCACTTCGCGGGTTGGCCCGATGAGGTCGGGGTACTCGCGGTCGGGGTGCCTCGCGGCGAGTCGGGAATACGCCTGGCAGGGCGGTGAGGCGTGGATCGCATCGAAGCGGTCGCCCCACACCTCGGCGAACTCTAGGGCGTCGGCCTGGAAGAACGCGAACGGGTAGCGCGGCTGCTTGGCGATGTCTACGCCGACAACCTCGAAGCCCGCGAGCCAGTAACCCATCGACGCGCCGCCGCCGCCGCAGAACAGGTCGAGCAGCCGCGGACGGCGGGCCGAGAACAGCGACTCAGACACCGAGCGCCTCCTTCGCGCTCGCGAGTCTCGCCCGAAGCTCATCAGCGTGCGCCTCGATGAATGCATCCACGGCACGTCTGACGAACTCACCCTGCGTACAACGCTCTGCCGCCGCGCCGAGCCTGACAAGCTCCTTCGTTCGCTTCGTCACCTTCAACGGAGCGGCACCGTTCAGCGATTCGATCTCGCTACGCGACATCGGTGTTGCCCTCTTGTGCGGCGACGAATGTGTACGTCGGTACACCACGGTCGCGAGCCCAACCCTCGGTGAACGCTGTACGACTGCCCCAGGTCATGCCGGCGCGGTAGAAAGCAACCAGGCGATCGACGTTCTCCGCGATCAGCGTGTCGCGGTAGAGCGCGGCCGACGCATAGTCGGCTGCCTGCACCTGCTGGCATTCAACAGGG